AAGAACTTCCAGAGGAACTCCACGGGAAGTGCAATATTTGCGGAATGCCATGACCTCCCGACCACCTTCTTCTCCGGAAAGATAATCTTCACGAATAGCCCTCTTAAACGCACCCTGAAGAAGTCGATTCCAAGGCTCATAGAAAAGGTTCATCGAACCCACCGTCAAAGAAGCCTGACCCTGCAACTGCGCCTGAACTTCAAACTTTGTACGCTCTTGCGGGTTTGGATTTCCATTAACAGAAGTATAAGCCCCAGCACGATTCTGGAGCTGTTGAGCCATGTCTTGGAGAACCGGTATGGCATTCTGCCCGATATTCGGGATCTCCTTGTCCATGATCTTGACACCGCTCTGCAAAATGCTGAACGGCCCCATGTACTCAAAGGAAAGATTTTCAAGATCATCTTCGCTATCCGGCTGAATGAGCAAAGAAGTTGAAAGCATGGCTCCGTCGACAAGCTGACAGCGCATGCGATTAGACACCTGAATGTGTGGGAAGATCTTGTACCCAAGCCCACGGATAGACTGATAATAGCCATTCGTCCCTACCCCATAGGTAAAGATAACAAAGGCATCGGTGGCTTTGGTAAAGCGATGACGCTTTGCGTAAAGGAAATCTTCATTGCTACCATCTGCCAAAGAAATGTAATGGCTCATGGTACCATCGTACTCCTTAATCCAACCATGGATTACCCGAACTTCTGAACCTGATCCGTGAGCGATAAACAAATCGTTGTTTTTTAGATCTTCCTCGTATCGCTCCCATTCGGTTATGTGATACGTGCTAGTCGCTCCTGTATTTGCAAGGATAGCTTTTTGAACTTCTTCAATATTCCAGCCAAGTTCAGAAGCCCGCTCTTGATCCCGGATAAAACGATATAGCTCGTGCGCCCGCATGACACGTGGACTAATCGCAACCTCGACGGACTCTTCGCTGGCCCAAGTACGACGGGGGAGGAGAAAATCTCCAATCTTAGAAATTTGCCACCGCCAATCGTACTCGTCTTCCCAGTAAGCGACCGAAACTCCGTGTTTGATAAAATACGTGCTGTTGAGAACGTGTTTAAAATTAAACTCGTCCCATTCACGTAGCATCTTGGTAAAACCTTCTCCGATGATTTGCTCCCAATCGGATTTGTTTTGTGCGTTGTCTTCCTTGATAGAAACTGAAACAAGATTTTCGACTGACTCGACAAGGTCTACGTACCCAGCAAGAGCTTGCTCAAGCAATGACTCGGCCTCTCCAAAGTTCAAATTACAACGACTAGCCATGCCAGCCTGACGTAGCGTCCAATCATCGTAAGGGGATGCTCCGTCGAACATGGCGTCTACTTCTGCTCTGTTACGGGCGTTGACGTCGTCCGCTTGCTTCAGTCGAAGGTACACCTGATGAAGGCTCTCAGGATCTTTGATGCGCGTTGATGGCGCAGATCCGTCAGCCTTTAGGTTCGCTATTAGCGGGTCATTAACACTCGGGGATAGATACTCCATTTAAGCAAGGTATATGCGTTTTATGTCGTGGTTTGTGATACCTGTCAACTAGAAAAGATTACCGGCTCCAAATTTATTCAAAGAATTGTAATGTGAGTTTTCTGAGACTACAAAGATGTACCAATACTCCGTATTAGAAACCGCATAACCATTTTGCTCTTCGGAAGTAGCCTCTAAAACAACCATCCCGGTTTGCCCGGTAAAAATTAATTCGGTATACGATGCGTAGGTATTAGGATACCCATACGGATAAACTCGGGTAATAAAAGCAGGACCGGAAATAACTGAATAATGTGCAGGAATATTTGCTGAAGAGTGTAATTCAGGTAAACCAATTGGAGCAGTCAGAGGACTTACAAACGTTGGCAAAGAAGATGGAAAACCATTTAAATACTGTGGTGCCAACTGTCTTCTAACTTCAAATTGAGCAAATACATGATTCGACTCATTCCAGTTAGTACTTGAAGGTATAAATATTTCGACCAACCCAATACCCATGTTTTTAACATATATTGCATCATTATTGATTGCAATTCCCGTAGTTCCAACAGCTCCTCCGGCACTTCCTTGAGGTGAATTTAAACCAGTTACATGAGCCAGTGCTGAATCTACCTCTATATTTATAAAATCCCCAACAAAATATCGGTTGCCGCCCCAATAATTTCCAGACTGTCCTTCTATATAAACGGGTATCTCATAATTTTGTCGTAAAGATATTTTTGGGTTCCCGGGAAATACGATAAAACTCCATGTCAATGGATCACCTTTAGAGGACAAACCAGCAACAGGAACTTTATTATCATTAAGAAAATTAACAGAAGATGGGTTTAAAGTAATACTTGATAACTGAGGGTAACTTGGGTTTGTACCGGAATATTCACCGTATGTAGGTGGTATGCCGTAAAAAAATCCAGTTGTATTATCTAGGGTTATCCACGAAGGTAACACGTCTGGATTTCTTATGGGCAAAACTTGCGAATACCCATATTCATTAACAGTTGTCCCATTAGAAGGATCAACGTACGAGCGAATTAAAACCTGACCCGGGTCATGCGGTAAACCAGTAGTAGGATCGTATGTGTACCCAAACAGATATTGTATAAATCCAGCACAGAGTTTACCGACTTCGGGGTAACCATACGTATCTACTCCGCTTATAAAAGGCGTACCTGCAATTGGAGGGCCCCCCGACAAAACCGTATAGGTAGTTGTGTTAACACCAGTAGTAATATAATTAGGATTTGCCGAGGTTACCGTAACAGTATACTTGCCGGGGCTAATGACTTGATTATTGAAATCCGCTAGATTACCTTGTGAATCCGTGTAAATTACATTATATGCAATATTTGCGGGATCACTGTTAACTGTTATATGATTAGTCGAAACTGTTGTAAAATATGAAGAAAAAGGTGCCGCAAATGTAAAAGTTACAGGTTTTGGTGCAACAACAAACGTTTGAGTAATAACGGGGGCAGAAGCATACGTTGCATCCCCGGGTTGTGATGCTGAAATTGTAACTGTACCTGTACCGGTAAAAGTTAAATCGGTTCCTGAAAAACTAGCCGGACCATTACTTACAGAAAATTGAACCGGGAGACCACTGGAAGCGGTAATAGTATTTAAATGTACAACATTACTGTATACAGCTTGAATAGGTGTAATATTAAAAGGTGTAATTTTCTGAGGAGTTTTTTTAACCTGTACACTAACTGTTGTAGAAGCAGAACGATAAGTATCTGTCTCGGGAGTTGAAGCTACTATATAAATATTTCCTTCCGAACCTGTTAAAGTAACAACATTTCCAGACAAGGTGGCTACTCCGGAGATTGAAATTGTTACCGGACTACCACTTTGGGAAGTGGGTGGTACAAAAGTAAAAGAAGTAGTAGTAGGAGGGATTGTTGAAGGAACCCCCCCAAACACTAAATTTTGTTTTATTTTATCTACTCTAAAAGAAGTGTATAAAGGTGGGGCAGGGTCTATATATTGATTACCACCTTGGTTAAACTGAAGCCTGACCTCACCAATAGCACCAGATACGGTAATAATATTCCCTGAAACGGTAGCTGGTCCACTTATTACTGATACGTAAACGGGAAGGCCACTAGATGAAAGAGGTTCCGTTACAGTAATACTTTGTTGAGTACCCCAAATTAAATCAGGAAAAGAAGGTACGGAAAATATTGTTTGGGTAGCCCTGACAACAGAAAATGATTTCGTAACGGAAACAGATTCGTAATAATCATTTCCTGATTGGGTATAAATAACCGACACAGTTCCCGCCTCTCCAGTTAACGATACTACACCATCAGAATAAATTGCGGGTCCCGTTACCGAAACTAAAACTGGTAATCCGGAACTTGAAGTTACCGTACCAACATTTACTTGTTCAACGGTACTCAATACACTCGGAGGCAAAGAAGATACCTGTAATGTCTGAGATTTCTTATTAATGGTTAAAGTAGAGGCTATAGAAGCAAATTCATAATTTGGATCGTCAATTGAAGCCACTACAACATAACTTCCAACATTTGTAGGTGGTGTAGTGCTTCCGTTATAGGTAATTACAAGCGGAGGACCACTGCCCTCTAGTAAAAAAGCACTTATATTTGTAACTGTAGGGGTTACCTGTACGGGATTTCCCGTGTACGTAACTTGTGTTGGGTTTAAAGAAATTCTAGGAGTTGCTTTTGTTATTGTAAAAGTGGCAGTCGCATTTATTCCCGGATTAGTCCAAGCTTCCGTTCCATCTACATGTACATTTACCGTATACGTCCCTGCATCTTTAACATTGTATCCGGCAACATCAGTGGCGGTTCCCAAAACAGCCCCGGCTGCATCATAATACGTTAGGGTATACTTCGACGGGATCGTAAGATTGACTGTGGGATAATGTTGGCCTCCGTCGTAGGCTTGAGTTAAATTAGAAAAGCTAACCGCTCCTTCTGCTTTAACTACTGTAGTTACTCTACCCGAGTCACCAAAACCGTGGCCATCAGATGAGTTCCATATAACAACAATTAATACATCATTAATACCTGCGTTAACTCCGGGTTGTGGATAATAAAGAGAAGATAACTCATACCTAGTAGTACCTACAACTACAGCAGAATACGCAGATACATTAATTGTTGGAGAAGTTACACCATCAAATAATATCGGCGTAGAACCGTTAATAAAGAAAAACGGACCCTTTGTATTATCAGAATATGTAGTGCCTAAATCTGTAAACGGAGAATATGCGTCGTTTCCAAATATGCTTGTTCCGACCATAAATTAATTAATATCCAGTTATAAAGCTAATAACAAACCATTGTTGCAACGAACTGACAAACATTGCAGCTAAAATATCAATAGCACCAGCATTTGTAGAATTTGAAATCTGTTGTATTCCACTCGGTAAAACAAATGCAGGATCTAAGGTTAATTTATAACCACCGGGGGCAACCTGTGTAATTAACCAAGTAAACCTTGTACCATCACTTACGTTAGAAACACTTGGGGGAAGAAGTGTGTAATCTCCAGTTAAATTAAGATAAGTTAGTTGAACGTAACTAGTTCCCGGCATTCCAGTAGCCCCCGTAGCTCCAAACCCAGAAGCACCAGTGGCTCCAGTGGCACCCAATGATCCAGTAGCTCCAGTAGCCCCCGTTGAACCAGAAGGGCCCACAAGACCAGTAGCCCCCGTTGATCCTGTTGCTCCTCCGGGAGATCCGGGTATTCCAGAAGGACCGGTGGGGCCGAACTGTCCAGTGGCTCCCATCTGTCCAGTAGCTCCGGTTGCACCGAAACCTGTAGCACCAGTTAAACCCGTGGCACCGGTAAATCCGATAGAACCGGTAGATCCAGTTGCACCCGGAATCAAAAGCTGACCAACATCAAGCCAAGAAGTACCTGTCCACAAATGCCCGTGAAGATCAGTCTGGATAATATAAAGATCTCCTATGGATGGATTGGCAGGATAAAAACTTGGGCTGGCTATAATGGCTTTAAAATTAAAACCTATTCCGGATGGTCCGGTTGCTCCGATTGCTCCGACACCTGTTGCACCAGTCAATCCCGTTGCACCAGTCAATCCAGTAGAACCAGTTAAACCTATCGTACCAGTAGCACCAGTAGCACCTAATCCAGTAGCACCAGTAGAACCAGTTAAACCTATCGTACCAGTAGCACCAGTAGCACCTAATCCAGTAGCACCAGTTAAACCTATTGTACCAGTAGCACCAGTAACACCAGTAGCACCAGAAGCTCCGGTTAATCCAGTTGCTCCGGTCAATCCCGTAGCTCCGGCTGGTGCTAGAATCGGTCCGATATTGTTCCACGTAGATCCAGTCCAAACGTATCCGTTAGAATTGGCTGTAACCAAATAAAGATCTCCAACTAGATTACCAGTAGCGGGTAGATGAGTAATATCCGGAACCACGGCTTTCAAAGAAACGCCTACTCCAGTGGCCCCCTGAGGTCCAGTAGCTCCAGAAGCTCCAGAAGATCCGGTTAATCCAGTTGCTCCGGTAGAGCCAGTAACCCCGCTAGAACCAGTAGCACCCGTAACACCGACACCAGTGGCTCCAGTAGAGCCAATAACCCCGCTAGAACCAGTGGCTCCGGTAAAACCCGTAGAACCAGCTATTCCAGAAGGACCCTGTAAACCAGAAGCACCAGTTAAACCAGTTGCTCCAGCAACCCCGGTAGCACCTTGAGGTCCAGTCGAACCCGCATAACCAGTAGCTCCGGTTAATCCAGTTGCGCCAGCGGGTCCGGTTGAACCGGTTGCTCCCGGTAAACCAACAGATCCTCCAAGGTAAATTGTTCCTGTTAAATCACTCATGCCGATACAAGGGTTAAGGTGCCGTCCACGATTAAGGTTTTGACGCTGTCAGGTGTGGTTAGCCAGAGCAGCAAATTGTAGGGAAAAGGATTTAATTTCTGTATAACGGTTTTTGAAATATCAACCGTTAATACTCCTGTAGTCGGTAGAGAAGATGATACATTTAAAGTAGCTACAGTTGGACCTCCAACTCCTGCCTTTAATACCGAAAGAAACGTACAACCGGTAAGATCGAATGCGGTATTTGTGGAACCGTTCTTTAAAGAAACTGAAAATACAAAATCCTCCCCCTTGTAGGCGGTTTGATTAAAGGGGAGAGGGTTCATCAGTTATGATAAGAGGGTTAGGGGTGAAAGATAAACACCGTTTATGTACGTGGTATATGATACCAGTCAAGTCAAAAAGTCTCGGTTTGTAACGACCTGCCTGTGTTGGCTTGAAATAGTTTACGGAAAACAGTTTGTTGCTTTCGGTGGATAGAAGTCTCCCTGCGTTGCTGTTGAATCGTCATTCCTCCAAAACCAAACCGCTGACGGCATAATTCAATCAAAATCATGGCGGCGTCCGCCAAATCTGGGGATTCCCCAGTACGAGCTTTCATGTCAGTTTTAGTTTCCACGACCATCCTTAACCCCACCCCCTTTTGGGTGCTATACTTTCTGTTGCACATTTCCTTTGCCAACTCCAAGTCGATACCCTTGAGCTGTCCGGTGCGGATTAATTCTTTGGCTCCAAACCATAGTTCGGTAACCCGGTTGACGTAACGATCACTAGACAGGGTAGTGTCCGATATAGATACCGGTAAGTCGCTAGCCTTGCCTCCAAATTGCACACCCAAAACCTCTGGAGACCACATCATCGAGACTACGTCTCCAAAAGGTCCGCCCGCCCCAGATTTGTCAAACGCCGCACAATACGGCTCAACGCCTTCGGCATCGCATAATTCCCTA